ATGCGATCAACTTTGCTATTCATACGTGGGCTCCTCGCCTTCGCGTTCCTCGCGGCCCTCGTCGGCCTGTTGCTCTGGCTGGTCCGGATCGAGATCAAGTCGTTGTTCGACGGGGTGGACCCGGGCGTTGCGTCAGCGATCGCAGCGGGCTTCTTCGCGTTCGTCGTCTCGATCGGCGGCATCCTCACTACCCGCTATCACGAGCGCCGGAAGGCCCTCGAGGAGCAAATTCGCCAGCAGAAGACACCCGTCTACGAAGAGTTGATCGAGGGCCTCTTTGCCCAGATCAACGCCATGACGAACACGGACGAGCCCGACAGCGCAGCGATCGTCGCCCTGTTCCAGAAGATCACGCCCAAGTTGGTGATCTGGGGCTCCGACGAGGTCGTGGTCGCGTGGTCCCGGTGGCGACGCGGACTGACTACGGGTGCGATCGAGGGAATGGACGTCATGTTCGGGTTCGAGGCGCTGCTCAACGCGATCCGGAAGGACCTCGGGCACAAGAACAACGGGGTGCAGCGAGGCGACCTGCTTGGCTTGTTCGTCAACGATGTTGACGACTACCTGCCGACCAGCGTGACGAGGCTCAAGCCTGCATCGTGACGCTCAGCAAGGCCATCACGCGACCCGTCGGCGGTAGCCGTTCATGATCAGCAGCTCGCGCAGCGTGAAGTCCTGCGGGTTCGGGCCGTAGTAGTAGCTGGTCGTCCCGATCTCCTGGCGCTGCAGCCCCTGCTCGGTGTTCAGCTCGCGAGCGGCTGCGGCGATGATCACGGCGGAGAGCGCGTCGTCGGGGATGCCGTCGGCGGTAAAGCCCTGTCCGCGCGTGTAGCTCTTGACGAAGGCCAGCACGACCGGAAGCCGCGCGGCGGCGAGGGTGAGCAGGTCGGGGTCGGCCTGGTCCTCGCCGAGGTAGGCGAGCACTCGATCGACGTTCGGGACCTTGCCCTCAGGCAGGACCTCGAACGTGCCGACTCCGGTGAGATCGTGGATGCCGTCCGGGCCGTCGAGTTCGAGTTGGTAGGCGTAGGTCCCGAGTCCGGCCAGCAGCGAGATCGGCGGCCAGGTGAAGGTGACTCTGCCGATGTTGGCGGGGTCGATCGCGCATGTCCCGCCGGAGGTGTCGATGAGCGCGCCGCTTGGATTCCACAGCAGCAGAGTGGCCGAGATGAAGCCGGACAGATCGCGTGCTGTGCCGTCCTCGGCGAACACGGTGAGCACCAGCGGGTCGGCGGGCACCTGGCCCGCGTAGAACGGCCCGACCGTCATACGTTGATGCCGTCCAACCGGACAACGGCCTGCGCGTTGAGCGGACCGGCGTCGTAGCGGGTGACGACGCGCAGCCCGATCTCGTCGGTACCGGCGAACAGCTCGCGCAGAACGGTGACGGTGGGACTCATGTCGCGTGCGACGGCAACCTGACTCGGGTCCCAGAGCACGGCCTGGGTGGTGCCGGTGGTGATCGGCACGCGCGGGGTGATCACCACCGGGTAGCCGAGCAGCACCTTGGGTGCGCGCTGCGTCGGGTCGGGCTGGATCAGATATTCGCCGGACCCGGTGGCCTTCAGCTTGCGGATCTTGGTCCAGGTCTCGGGGCGGATCATCCATCGCAGGTTGTTGGCGTCCACGTTCGCGGTCAGCGCGAGTGACTCGGCGTCGTAGAGGTCATCGACCGCGATGTCTCCGACGGCGGGCATGGTCTGGACGCCCGCGTAGTGCAGGAGCCCGGTCGGTTCGGTGCCATCGGTGACGGCGGACGCGATCAGAACAGAGTCGATCTTGGCGGCGACGTCGGTCACGACGCGCGACTGGAGCGCTTGGTCGAGAGAGACGACGAACTGCCGAGCCAGCTCGTTGCTGAACCGGACGATGACCTTGACGGACTTCATGGTGTCGGGCAGGAGCACGACCTCGCCGAAGTCGTATTCCTGCTCGGGGATCGGCTCCGATTCGCCGGTGAACGTCAGGGACGCGTCGGCCGGGGCGGCCTGCCGTGGGATGCGGACCCGGGCCCCGTTGCTGTCGAACATGCGGCAGCCCTGGCTGAGGAACACCGAGGCTGCCTGCAACGGCTGGACCAAGATCCGCTGGACCTGATCGGGAGTCAGCGTGAGGTTCGGGCCGACGTTTGCGGTGGTGATGGGCGAGGACACGGTGGCACTCCGAAGATCGAGTCGGGTTGGACTCGTCCTCGGGCACCTGGCCCGTGAACGTCAGCGCGGCACCTGGCCGCTTGGATCAGGTATCGGTCAGGGGTCGAAGCCGCGTTCGATGATCTGGGTGATCTGCTCCTCGGCGGCGCGTGTCGGGGCCATCCAGTCGGACTCACCCTCGGTCGCTGCCCAGTGCGCGTAGGGCACGCGGTCGTCCTCGGTGCCGTACTCGATGGCTGCGCTCCACTGGTCGTCATAGTCGAGCCCGGACGTGGCGCGGCCGGAAGCCTTGAGCGCGCCGCCCGGTCGGCGCTTGTCGCCCTGGTCGGCCGGGACGAGCAGTTGTGTCTCCTCGAAGGTGGTGCGCACGACGGCATCCAGCTCGGCAGCGACCTCGTGGCCGGAGATGCGCTCCAGCCGATCAAATGCAGCGATCATCCGGTCCAAGTCGGTGACGATCTCGATCCGTTGCGGCATCAGCGCGCCGCCTCTCTCAAGATCGAGCCGAGCGAGACGTTCTGGGGCTCGACGCGCGGGCCTTGGCCCACGTCGCCGCGCACGCGGGCAAGCCATGGCCTCTCGCTGATCAGCTGCTCGGCGGCGGCGCGGATCTTCGCCTCGTCCGGCAAGCCCTCCTCGGTCAGGTAGTCGGCCTCGGGAAGGTCGCTCGCGCTGCGCAGCAGGTCGCCGGTCACGTTCTGCACGACCGAGGTCAGCAGGCGTGCCGACAGGTCGTCGGCGCGCTGCGCCTTGACGCGATGCGCGGCGGCCTCCTCGCGCAGCTGCTTGACGTATGCGGCGGGGAAGGTCTCCGGCTCGCGCCCGGCCGGGCTGTGGTCCTCGCTGGGCGGCGTTTCCGGCTCCGGCGGTGTCCCGGTGCCGGGTGGCGCCTGGTCGCCCTCTGGCGCGCTTGGTGTTTGGTCCTGCGCAGACTCGGTCATGCTGCCTGCCCTCCTTGTCGTCCGACGAACGCGCTTCGCTCGAAGGTGAGACCCGGCCGGGCATAGGTAGTGACCTTGCCCGCGATCCCGGCCCCGGTGATCAGTTCGCCGGTCCAGCCCTCGCCCGGTGTGACGGGCTCGGCCACGCAGTCGCAGCCTGGATGCCGCGACATCTTGACCGAGTACGGGCGCGCCTTGCCGTCCGCCCAGTGCTTGCAGAGCGAGCAGTCGCTGGGGCCGGTCAGCTTGCGGACCCAGGCAGTGAGCCCGTGCGCTTCGGCGGCGTCCTGGTAAGCGTCCTGACCAGCCGACAGCGGCGCAGCGTTGGCCAGCCGCTCGGCGCGCATGGTCAGCTCGTCGGCGTCGTCGTTCTCCTCGAAGTCGGAGACGATCGTCTCGGAGCCCTGCGTGATCGCGTCCTGGGTCTCGGTCGGCAGTGTGAGTCCGATTGTCGGCACGGGCCGGTCGGTGCGCTTGGTCAGCCATGCGGCGAGACCAAGATCAGCGAGCAGCACGGCACGGGTGGCCCCGGCGATGATGGGTGGCGCGAGGAGGCCGATCATCGCCGGGGCCGGTGCCGCCGCGCTCGTCATTGCAGCGACGCGGAGGACGACGAGCGCGGACGTTCTCTGTGCGTTCTGCCGCTGGACATCTTGGTAGGTCATGGCCCGACCGTCCCGAGTTGGTCGAGCACGGCAGCGCTCTGCACTTGCGCGACCTCGGCCGGGCTCCAGCCGAGCACCTTGGACAAGATCACGCTGGTAGGTACGCCGAGGGTGTGCAGCTTCACGGCCTCGTCGGCGGATTGCGCGGGCGAGCGGGTGGAAGGGTCGGACCACAGCGGTTCGGCGCGCACCGTGTCCGGGTTGCGTCCGGTGCGGATGGCGACCTCGAGCGCGGCCACGCGTGACCATACGGGCGTAAGCATGCGGATCTTGCCTATGGCCCGGCTGACCAGCGACGCCTCGGCAGCGCGCAGCCCATCGGCGGACGGGGGTTGGTCCTGGCCAACGCCCAGGTAATGCCCGGGCAGCGTCGTCACGGCGGCGACCTTCTCCACCAGGGCGGCCATGAGCGACTCGTAGGAGGACAGATCCGCTTGCGGGAACTGGCCGAACTTGACGCCTTCGGGCTCGGCCTGCCAGACGCGCGTGGCGTCGCTGGCAAACGGGTTCACGTACTGCGGCTGACCGTCCGCGTCCAAGACCGGATTACCGTCAGCGTCGCGTTGCTCGATCAGTTCCAGCCCGGTCGCCCAACGCCGGGGACGCGCGGCGGCCTCGCTGGTGACCATCGCGTCGGCAGCAATCTTGTTGATCGCATCGACCAGCGGCGCAACGTCGGACAGCTCGCTTTCACCTTCGACGGCGGACACGATGCGCCGCCCGTACCAGTTCAGGACGGGCACCACAGGGACCTGGCCGACCGGATTGGGCAGTGACTCGGTGACGCGCCAGGCGGCACCCGGCGGGGGATAGCCGCTGATCGGACGGTCGGGCTCTGTCGTGTAGGTGATCACGCGTCCGGGCAGGAACAGCGTCATGTGCCCGACGCCGTTGGGCTGGTCCGGGTCGGGTTGATCGATCCAGCGTTTGAGCGCCGCCTGGACACGCCGGGTCGCCGGATCAATGATGGTGGTGCAGTACCGCGCGGACTCGGCAGTGATCAATGGATCGCCGAGATCGTCAGCCCAGGCGATGACGTAGCTCCTGCCGCTCACGAACGCGTCGGCGTGCGCGGTATCGGCCATCAGGTCGCCGCCGCACCGCTCCCAGCTCGCCCAGACGTTCGCGTCCACTGCGCCATCAACGCGGAAGCCGACGACGCGCAATCGCTCGACCAGGGACAGCACCGCGAGCCGACAGAAGTTGATCGACATGACGGACAGCTGGCCGTTCAGCGCCGCTTGCGCGTCGGGGGACAGGAACGCGGCCGGTTGATCGCCTCCGTAGTAGCTATCCCAGCTGTCCAAGTAGCCCTGCGCGCCGTCGAGCCGCCGCATCATCAGCGCCGTCAGCTCGTATGGATCGCTCGGCAGGATCATCGGAACGCCGCCACCCTGCGCGACGGCGGACGCTGGCTCGCCCACCACTTGGCCCGGGAGTGCGCCATGACCAGCGCCACGGCGGCATCGATACGCCGCTTGGAGTTGCGGTTGATCTTCGACAGCCGGTGGCCGCGCGCGTCGTCGCGGATCGTCGCGTTGAGCACATGCGCGGTCAGACGTGCGTCCCCGGGGTGGCTGATCTCGCGGTTGTGGATCGCCTCGGTGAGTTGCTGTGTTGCCGGTGCCATCCGCGCGGCGGTCTGCGGGTGTTCGACAACCGGCAACCCTTCGTCCTGCAGGACGGCCATCGTGCGCGTCCAGAGGAACGGGTCGGCGCACAGTTCCTGCAGCCGCCAGCGCCGCGCGGCCTGCCGGATCGACTCCTCGACGGCCAGCACGTCCACGCGCGCGGTCGGATCGCTCTGCGGCTCCCAGACGCCGACGACCTCGACGCGCGGACGGATCTCGACGCTGACTGCGATGACCGCCGTGGCATCACCGGAGAACGAGCCGTCGAGCGCGAGCACGACCGGGGCGCCGTTCGGGATGTTGCGGGCGGGTTCCTTGCATCCGTCCCAGACCTCGCGGGTGATCCACTGCTCAGCGCCTCCGGTGACGAACTGGCACAACCGGGCGCGCCGATAGCTCAGCTCGCGGGTCTTCGGCGGCAGCACTGCGCGCAGTCCGTCGAGCGCGAGGAAGTCGCCGAGCGCAGGGTTGGCCAGCTGCGCGCAGTGCTCGCAATCGACCGGGTGATCCTCGAAGCTCGCCGCGCTGAACTCGCGCCAGACGAAGCTCGGGTCATCCTCGTCGGCGTGGGCGCGCAGCTGGGCGAGCACGTTGTCCGGGTCGGGTCCGGGTGTACCGATGCCGACGACGACGGATCGTTCGCGCTTGCCGGACGCGAGGCAGATGACCTCCCAGGTCTCTTGATCGACACGGCCGATCTCATCGACCAGGGCGAGCGACGGGTCCAGCCCTTCGAGCCGGCGAGCCTCGGCGGGCAGCACTTGGAACGACGCGCCGCGCGCCGGGATGACGATCCGGTCCTTGAACACCTGGGCGCGGTCGGACAGCTCCGGGTGCAGCTCGACCATGCGCGCCGCGATGCCGAAGATGATCCCGGCCTGCCGCTCGTCGCACGCGACGACGACGACCGACGCGCCTTCCTGACCGAGGTACAGATCCCACAGTCCGAGTGCGGCGCACTTGGTGCTCTTGCCGTTGCCGCGCGGCAGGCACCAGACGCCGACGCGTGGTTGCGGCGTTTGGTCGAAGACAGACCCGACAAGCTCCTTCTGCCATGGCCTGATCCGCAGCGGCTTGAGCGCTCCGTGCCCGCGCGGGACGCGGACGTAACGCTGTGCGAACAGTTCAAACTGCCTGCTGCCGTGCGCCTTGATCTTGATCGGCGCGGACTGCTCCGGCATCGCCTTTGGCCCAGCGCGCATCAGCAGCCGCCCGGAGTCGGTCGCTGGAAGCGCAGACAGCGCAGGTCAGCGTCTCGGGCCGCAGTCCTGGCTGGCCGCACCTGATACAGCGGTAGCGCTGCTCGGTGTCCTTGTCCTTGATCGCCCCGCCGCGCTCGAGGACGCGTGCCGCCGCGACCATCTCGGCGCACATCGCGGAGTCCGCGCGGAACGCGCTCAGCGCCCGCTGGACGAGGCGGCGTGCCTCGGGTGAGTGGATGTCCAAGACCTCGACCTCGGGTGCAGTGGTCACGTCCTAGGTACGTCGGCGGGCAGGAGTGTGATCGTCTCCGAGCCTGAACGCGGGCCTGCCAAGGCAGCATGCCGAACCCCCACTGCCCTACCTGACATGCCCGCATCGCGCCGACCTCCTCGAAGGAGGTATCGGAAGATCTTTATGGCAGGCTCTGGACCATGGACTGGCTCTGGGGCGGCCTCGTCGCTATCGCTGGTGGGATCCTCGGCATCTGGTTCGGGTCGCATAACGAAAGCAAGCAGTGGCTTCGGGAGCAGCGTCGACTTGCGTACGTCGAGGTCTTCGCTGCCGTGGCCAACTTCCGGCTTCTGCTGGGCAAAGGCGACCTACGTCCGTCTCTGGAATGGGACACAGCGAAGCTCAGGTACGCAGTCGCGTTCGCTTCGCTTCAGGTTGTGGGCCCGAGGGAGGTCGCCGACGCGGCCGAGCCGCTCGGGGCCCAGTTCGATGCGGGTCAGTCCGGGGACGTAGCGGCGTTCAGCGATGCGGTGCAGAAGGTGATGAAGACTGGCAAGCCCTAGTCCCGTTTGCACCTAGATCGGGTCAGGAACGTCGCCGCCCAGTTGCTCCCAATGCTTGACGAGTTCAGGTTTCGGTGCCGCATCGAGGAGGGCGCTGGCCTTGGCGTCCCGGCGGCGTGCCTCCTTCTCGGAACTCGCTGCGACGCGGGCCTCCAAGATCTCGCCCTGCTTTGTCCACCCAGGGATCAGGTGCTCCATGAGCGTGTCGTGCTCCCGGATCGCCTGCTGGGACTCGCTCGCCTGCATCGAGAGCGTGCGGAGATTGTCGCCGTCGCCACCTGCGCGCAGCATCAATCCTTCAACGACGATGCCGTCGCTGCAGCGCAAACCGTGACGTAACGCGACTCTGATCTTGAAGTCATCGATGACCTGATCCGTGTCGCTTTCCCAGTCGAGCCGCGTCAAGTCGGCGCCTTGCTCACTCGCCGCAATCGCGAGGTCCCAGCGGACGTCACCATTCCAGACGGGTGGGCGGTGCGGGCGAATTAGGTACAGCACCCGCCGACGGTAGCGCGGGCGACTGACGGTCGCGTTTGTCCACGCCGGTCGTTGCACCGCAGACACAAAACCTCTACGTCCTGCAGGCGGATCGTCTTGCCCGCCAGCCGACGCGCCCACGCCTGCTCGGTGTGGTGCGCGGTCAGGTTGGACCGTGTGCCGCAGTCGGTGCACCACGGCTGCAGCCGCCTCGCAGTCGCGCTCAGACGCCGCCACGCGCGACGGTTGTACTCGGCCTCACGTTCGCGACGCCGCTCGTATGGACGGCGGTTGGCGACCGTCTGGTCAGCCGGGCAGCGGTTGCCGTTGGTCGTCGGCGTACCGCAGTCGATACACGGTTTGGCCAGGCCCAAGGCGCTCACGGCGCGTCCTGACCGATGACCTTGAGCCGCATGACGTGCAGCTCGATCGCGTCGGCGATGTCGTCCATCTCGTTCGCAAGCTCGTCCGCGCCGTCTGCGTACCGCGACGACAGTTCCCGCAGCCGGTCGAGCCAGTCCTCCCACTGCGCGACGAGAGCGAGCAGGTCGAAGTTCAT